ACAGGATGGTAAACGACTTCGAAGCACTAGGATACTCAGTGACTTGGAAGATCATGAAGGGACATCAACATGGTGTACCTCAGAAGAGAGAAAGAGTATTCATGGTTGGTGTACGTGATGATGTACTAGAAGGAATTGGAATGCCTTGGATGTGCATGTCTTCAGTTTTCCCCGACCCAGTAAAAGAATTTGCATCCATTGAAGATGCAATTCACGATTTAGAAACAGACGAACAGAACATTATTGATGCAGCTTATTTAGAAACTGCAATGGATGAATCTTCCAAAGGACATTGGGTAAATGGATTTGATGTACACCCAAAGGAAGAATTTGCAGAGTGTACTCCATGTCTTGGACTCACCCCTGTACTTAAAGAAAGAGAGAACCAAGCATATACATCTATCGGAGACCATATCGTAAAACCATGGTTCCAAGAGAACATTAGACTTGGACATATCAAACCCGAAGATGAGAAACATTCTTACTACATGTCAAGAATCGTTCCTAAACATCTTCCAGCTCATTCATTGACTGAAGCAGGGTGTCAACCAAAGTTTATGGGTGGTAATCATTTCCACCATGGTGGTAAAAGAATTTATACACCTCAAGAAATGGTAAGGATAATGACTTTACCTAATGATTATAAAATGACAGGTGATTATGACGACAAGGGAGCAAGAATCGGATTGATGGTTGCACCACTTTGTTTATACTACCTCGTTCAAAGCATAAAAGGACAAATAATAGAACCATGGAATTCACTGCAACAAAAGACTTAGGGTTTAAAGAAACCTTCAAAGAGTGGAACGGTAAATATCTTACCGAAGATTCCTATGATACTGTTATATCATCTATCGAATATGATGGTGATGTTATCAAAATCTATAAACCACATGGTACTCTTATGGGTGAAACCTTACTTGCATGTATTGTAAAGAATGCATACAAAGGTAAGACTTACCAAACAGTTAAAGATACTTTGTTCTCTATCGATGATACATCTACAATGAGAGCAAATGCAGCCGGGCCTATCGACCACGAAGATATGAAGGCAAAAGGATTAATCGAAGGTAAGGACTATGTCCTAAGAACACCTAACAGTTATTACCCACTAAAGAAGAATGGTGAGTTCAATCGTATTGCAGAAGCAAACGAGATTCATTCAGTTCTAATCGGGTATAAACGTGGCAGATTCACAGGAATGATTAAGGCAAGTGGTTGGATGCAAAAGAAATCTAACGCAGAAAAGTTTGAAACCTTATCACAGATTGCAAACGTCAATGAAGAAGCATTGAAGAGTGCAGTTCCCGAAGTATACAACTTACAAAAAACTTTTGCAGATGAGTGTATAGATGAGAAGTATCACATTGGTGGTTCACCGATGACAGCGTTATCTGCAAACAAGTATTCAACTGGTGGCACTGTAAAGATGTCTGCACATTTGGATGGTAAAGATTTAGAGTTCGGAATGACAACTATGTGTGTCTTCCGTATTGGAGAATTCGGGGGTGCATACTTATGTTTCCCTAGATATGGTATTGCTATTGAAGCAGATGATGGAGACGTACTGATTGCAGATTCAAATGAATTGCACGGTGTTACCCCTATCACTGGTGAAGGAGTAAGGTTATCATGTGTTGCATATTGTGATGAACATGTTGCAACTAAAGGAAGAGCTGGAAAGACAGAGAACCCTATCGGCCCTCATGCTGGAAAGTATGAAGACAAAGGTTCACTGGACAGTTTCTTTTAGACCTAAATAATAGTGGAGTTACACTTGAAATAAAAAAGAGACCCTTTTTTATGGGTGTCGTTCCAAACTAACGACTATGGAGAACAACTATGTCAAACAATAATCAAATCCTATTCGACGTGAATAGGTCACTCAAAGAGTGTAAACCAAAGTATCCTAAAGGTGTAAACTTCACCACTAGGAAACTAATCCCACTTGAAGATATCATACATTCTGTAAAGAAAGGCCCATCTTTAAACATTAGAGTCTACAACCATTTAAGAGCAAACGTTCTTAAGTTAGTAGATTCATTTCAAAACCTAGGTTGGGTCTATTCAGAACCACCATTGGTAGTCGAACTTGGTGCAGATGAAAAGTACTATCTGAAAGCAGGTTTCAATAGACTAGAAGCATTTACAGAACTTGAGCAAACTATGGTCATAGTAGATGTTGTAACTTTTGATACACCAGCTAATGAAATCATGTTTATGATTCAATCCAATGAATGTCATTTACCAGCACAGGATAATGATGACAAAGACTATGTTAAAGCTTTAAAGATACTTGTAGCCCAAGGTTCTTGTACAAGAGATAACACTTCTTATTTGAAGGATAGATTAAAAGATATGACCCCAACAAAGTCACCAGCACAAAGGACTGCAATCTTTAATAGATTTAGGTCAAGTCTTTCTGTATTTGAAAATGTGATAGATGTAGACGCTGGAGTTGCAAACAGGATTCTTGCTGAGAATCAATTCCCATCGAAAGGGTATGTTCTTGACTTACAGCAGATAGGTTTTGCAAGACCAAATGGGGACTTTGGAACTAAAATAAAACAGATGATAGATTTGTATGATACGTACTTAGTACCAGTTCAAATCTATGGTTACATTTTAAATGTAGACCCTTCAAAAATTGCAGACCAAAGAAGTAACTGGATGGATTCTTTTGACAGAACTATGTTGTGGGTAACCCAGCATCTTAATAGAAAGTATCATCACATCTTTGAATTCAGAGGATTCATAGGTCAGATTACTACAGCAGACCCTCTTAATGATGGTCTTCCACTGGAAGATGTGGTAGTCAACTTGGACGGTAGTTCAGTATGATTATCATGGTTGGTGGAGTTCCATGTTCGGGAAAGTCAACTCTCATGAGAAGACTTATCTCTAGGTTAGATGAACCCAACCTAATTGAACCGATGAAACTATTTAAGTGCCAAGAACATGGTGACATATTAGTAGTCGGTCAATATCCCGAGGGAGAGACATTCGGTGGAACTGATAAGCTCTCTCACGGTTCTATACCACAATTTAGAGAATTCATTGAGTGGGCAAACATTGCCTACAAACATGTTCTAATAGAAGGTGATAGATACTTTAGAGGAGTAGACATAGAATGGTTAATGCAAAATCACGAAGCATTAGTTTACGTTCTAACAGTAGACATAACCGAAGAACACAATCGTCACGCAGAACGTGGAGACACACAATCAGAAGTATGGCTGAAGGGAAGACGAACACAGATAAATAACATACTAACAAACATGAATCTTTTAGGACAACTAAATATACATGATAACAATTCTATACATGATTCTATGAGAATCGAAGAGGAAATACATGCCAAAATTATTCGATAACAAAGTCTACATGGTAGTCGAGAATCCAAGTGAAAACGACGCTGCTATCGAGATGACAGGTGGAGAATGGGACGGACTTGTATACCAATATGGTAAGTTACAATTCGAAGATGGAAAACCCAACATTAATTTCCAAAGAACTATAAGAAGGTTCCCTCACGGTCAACAAAAGACAGATATTGGACTTGAGGAACTCCTAAATAATAGTGAATTAAACGACCTCATGGGTGACATTTTGATGGAACTCGTGGATGAACAATTGAAAAGGGAACAGGAACAGGATGAATAAAGAAATATTAAAAGAACAAATTAAAAGACATGAAGGTGAAGTCCTTGAAGTCTATGCAGACTCATTAGGTTATCTAACACTAGGTGTTGGTCATCTTATTAAAGATGGTGATGCAGAACAAGGTAAACCAGCTGGAACTCCAGTTAGTCAATCAACAGTAGATGCGTATTACGAATCTGATTTTGACAAGCATGTAGATGAAACTATCCATGTATTTGAATCAAAAGGTGGGAAGGACTTCTATAGTCTACCCGAAGCAATACAACACGTATTGGTTAACATGACATTCAACTTAGGTGGAAGTCGTTTTGGTAAATTTAACAACATGTGGAAAGCAGTTGTATCGGAGAATTGGGAAGGAATGGCTGTTGAGATGGAAGACTCTCGATGGTTTAAACAAGTTGGGAGACGTTCTCTCGAATTACAGGAGCAAGTAAGAAGTGTCTGAAATTATAAAGTGTTTACGTCTAGAAAATGGCGATGTTGTAATAGGTTTAGTTTCCGAAAACGTAACTAGTTATACAGTAAAAGAAGCACACGCATGTATCGTAGAATTAAAGGGAACCAATATGGAAGTAGGTCTTGCACCATGGATACCTTATGCAAAGGATTATACCTTTAACATTAAAAAAGTCAGAGTAGTAGCTGCATTTGAACCAAGACCAAATCTTGCACAAAATTTCAAGGTTCTAACAGGCAATAAGTAGAATGGCAGATATATTAAGAGCATTAGAAAAGAAGTACCAAGGTGATATTGCAGTTCATACTGCAAACATCTCAGTCTATCAGCAAAACCCAGTCGGTATCGGAGAACATCCCGATGTCGTTGGTGCTGTTGATGAATTGGTCGCTAACTTAGCCGATGCACAGGACAAACTCAAAGCAGTAAAAGAATTACTGAATCCCTCTAGAAATACACTTGTAGAATAATCCTTTTTCTGTTATAATAACAGTATGGATTTTTATACAAACGTATGTCGTACACGCGACAAGATACTCGTAAAGGGTTACCAAGGTAAGAAACAGGTGCAAATGTCTGTGGATTACCGTCCAACTCATTACGTCCCGACTAAAAAGGACTCTGCATTCAAGTCATTGGATGGTAGAAACCTAGAACCAGTGAACCTAAATTCAATGGGTGGTGCAAGGAAGTTCCGAGAGAAGTTCGCAGGAACTGCTGGAATGGACATTCATGGTTATGATAGATATATCTACACCTACATTGCCGACAAGTTTCAAGGTGACATCAAATACGACCCCAAAGTAATCAAGATTGCAACACTCGACATTGAGTGTGAATGTGAAGATGGGTTCCCCGAACCTATGCAAGCTTTGGAAAAGGTCAATGCAATAACAATCAAACCCTTCAGATTCATGGCACATACTTTTGGTATCGGCCCATGGGATGAAAAACCAGCGAATGTGACTTATCATGAAGCACAGGATGAAAAAGACTTACTTGAACAGTTTATCAAGTACTGGAGAAAAGAGAAGTTCGACATCATCACAGGTTGGAATGTTAATACTTTTGACATTACTTATTTGTGTAATCGTGTGGACAGAGTCTTTGGTACAGAATCACACAAAAAGTTCTCACCATGGAACATGTGCGATGTCAGAGAATTCAAAACCAATTGGGGTTCTCAGCAACAGGTTTTTAATCTGTACGGAATCAATGTAATTGATTACCTAGAACTATACAAAAAACATACATTCGTAAACCAAGAGTCTTACAGACTAGACCATATTGCAAAGGTAGAGTTAGGTAAGACCAAGATAAGCTATGAAGAGGAAGGTTCTCTTCACCATCTATACAGAAACAACTATTCTAAGTTCCTTGCATATAATGTAAAGGATGTTACCTTGGTAGAAGACTTAGAAGACAAACTAGGATTGATGGAATTGATTCTTGCAATGTCTTACAATGCAAAATGTAACTACAATGATACATTTGGTATGGTTAAGTATTGGGAAACAATCATCTACAACTTCCTTAAAGAACAGAACATTGCTACACCACCTCAGAGACTTGGTCAGATAAAAGGTGACAGGATTCAAGGTGCATATGTTAAAGAACCTATCGTGGGTAAACATGAATGGGTTGTCTCATTCGATTTAAACTCACTGTATCCTCACATCATTATGCAGTACAACATCTCACCCGAGAAGATGCAGAGAGGACTAACAGATACATCCGTAGAGAAACTATTCAACAAAGAAACAGTAGTTGACGGTGCATTCGGTATCACACCAAACGGTGCTAGGTTCTCTAACGACAAACAAGGTTTCCTTCCCGAACTTATGCAGAAGTTCTATGACGAACGTAAGATGTGGAAGGGTAAGATGATTGAGTATCAGAAGGAACTGCAAACTTGTAAAGACAAGACACGTAAGAACGAACTCAATACATTAATCAAACGTTCTTACAATAACCAACAGGTTAGAAAGATTGCACTTAACTCAGCTTATGGTGCATTGGCCAATCAATACTTTGCATTCTTTGACCCACAACTTGCCGAGGCAATCACATTGTCGGGTCAGTTGATTATCAAACATGCAGAGAAGACAATCAATGATTGGTTAAACACAACTCTAAAGACAGACGAAGATTATGTTGTTGCAATGGATACTGATTCTGTTTATATTACACTAGACAAATTGATACAACAGGTCATGCCCAATGAAACAGATAAAACCAAAATCACTAACTTCATCGACTCCATCGCCAAGTCACACATGGAGAGCGTTCTTGAAAAAGGTTTCGAAGAACTTGCAGATTACACAAACGCCTACGAACAAAAAATGGAGATGGGACGAGAGGTCATCGCCGACAGAGGAATATGGACAGCAAAGAAAAGATATATCCTCAACGTCATCGACAACGAAGGAGTCCGACTAGCCGTACCTAAACTCAAGA